ATTGATTCTGTTCTTCTTGTAACGCATACAATAATTGTGTATGGTTATTGTTAAGATCACCAGCTTTGACTGATGACCCTGCTGTGTAGGTGGCTTTAGCACTGTCTACATCTGTATCACGATATATGTGAATATCAGCTGGACTTGTTGGAATATTGCCGGAAGTAAATACTACGTTACCACCTCCAGTTGTTGTGTAGCTAGTTATATTATAGTGTGTGCTGACTGTTTTTACAACATCATCAACTTTAACTTTAATATCAGCTTGTTTGATGGAAGGAAAGGAAAACGACTTCGTAGCGTTTCCGTCTCCTGTGTAATCTACGAAAGTTGTTGCCATTACTTATACATTGAAAGAAGGGTTGTTGACTCTAAAGTTTTATAATTTTGTTCCAGTTTTTTCTGTGCCTGTTCTCGTGTTAAAGCTAAAATATCTTCTCTGTATTTAATATCATTCCAAGCTAATCTTCTAACTTCTTTAAACAGTCTGTCAATTACAATATTGTGTTTGTAATCTCTAGCATTAAACTTTGCACGATTACCAGCACGAATATCTTTTCTCATTAAGTTCATAGATGCAATCATTTCTGGATCTTGAGATAGTTTTTCTAGTGTTGCTTCTAGATTATATCTACCTATAGCTTGTTGAAATTGAGATCTAATGCCTGCATCATCAGTTAGGTTAGTACCATCAGGTGCATAAAATGTACTAATTCTTAAGTCATATCCACTATTAAACAGAAATTGTCTACCAGCAGTTTGATCCATGTTTAACTGAATAGGACTAATCATGTTAAATGCACGAGTCATGAAATCATGTTTTCTTAGTGGTTTACCGTTTAGCATATCATACTTAATAGGTAGACCTTCGATACCGGGTAAAATTTCAGTAGCCAAGTTACGATTCTGCCAAGACTGGAATACACCAGAGTTAATTTCACGCATATGTGGGCTAATTAGTTTACCTAGTTCATTACGTAAAGCTGCAAGAGGTAAGGTGTTGTTAGTAATACTACCTACAATACGTTCTGCCTGACCGGGGCGACCAGCTACTAAATCAACTAGCTGTTGAAGTCCAGACATGTAGGATTTACCTGATACAGCTTGAGCTACAACAAGAGAAATTTTTTGAAATTCTTTTTCTGTCCACTCCTCACCCATAAGAAGACTAGCATCACCTACGTTAGCTATAGTTTTTAGTATTAAGCCAAAAGGTTCTATATCTTCGTAATCCATTCTTACACCACCAACTTCTATAGTTCCGGGTAAGTAACCACCATCTATCCAACCCTGTCTCATCTGCCTGTCCGTAGGTCCATCACCAGTAAGTCTACCTGATGCCCATGCTTGTATACCCATAAAGGTTACAGCAGAGCCCATCGCTAATCGCCCTGTTTGTAAAGCTTTAGCATTTTGTAGTTCTTCTACAGTGTTAATACCATACTTTTTAAGGTTAGGTATATCTTTAGGTCCGGCAAAAGCTATATCATTAAACTCTTTTACAAGGAAGTTAAATCCGGGTGTATGCTTACCTGTTAGTGCAAGTCCGTTTACACCAGTTCTAGCAAACAGAAAAAAAGGTCTAGTAAAAGGATTTGATGTCATAACATCGTTAAGACCTTTAGCAAAACCAGTCAAATCTTGTGTAAGTGTTACCTCTTTCTTTGCAAACATAGTTGCATCATCTTTAATATTACCATTAGAATCAAATATTTCTGCATAGAAATCATCTTGATACGCTTTCATAATATTACCGTTAATTTCTGGTAACTGTACACCAGAGCCTTCTAGTTCTAGTACACGACGCATAGCTTTTTCTCTCATCTTAGCTCTACCTAGTAAAAATGTAAAGGCATCGTCAGTCGCTGCCATTATCTTAGTAGAGTAAGTAAAAAGATTATTGTTATTAATACCACGTATCATGTTTGTCATAGCAAATATAGCACGATCTTCTTTAGATGCTCTACCACTATCCTCTGCCCATCTACGCATAACTTCCCAGTTAGCATCACCTTTAGTAAACTCGATATATCTAGTTTTAATTGTAGATATATCACCACTCCAGTAGCCATTTAACTTGGTAAAAAACAAATCAAACGCTTCTGGTATAGCTTCCATCATACCGTTTATAGATGAAAGGCTAGATCGTACAGTAGCTGCATCTCCAGTAAATGGAAAACGCATAGTAGCTCCAATAAAGGTAGATAAAGGACGCAAGAATGTTGCACTACCTGTACCTAACAATGCTCGAAGTGGTGTTTTAGGTCCACTTAGGACACTGTGACTTATCATTTCTTGTAGACTACGTATCAAAGCACCAGTACGTTCTGGTCCTTCACCACCTATTTGTCCACCTTTTAGTATAGTTCTTGCCCAGTTATCAAAGTCATCTAGATTGTTTACATTCTTCATCATAGAAAAGGCTTCAAACAACGCATTTAGTAGGTTGTCATCTGCATCATCTTTAGCTATTTTAAGAATAGAAAATATAGAATCTTTAACATCTTGCATATCAGATGCTACTGCCTGATTTACTGCATCGTTTACCTGTTGTCTAGTCTTGCCTGCACCAAATGATCTAAAATAATCAGATGCTACAAACCTAGATTTCTTAGTTTGTGTTAAAGCAGTTAACATTGTATCTACTATCTGCTTTGCTGGTCCGTCAATGTCATCTAATGACACGTAATCTGCTAGTTCTCTACCAGCTATACCTGTATCTCTAAGCTTTTTAAGCAAAGATCCAACTACTAAATCAGCTGTAACTACTGTTTCAGCAGACCATGTTTCAAATGTTGTATCTCCTAGTGGTATAGAAGCTTTTTGTTTCTCAAATAGATCAGTTAAATACTCCTCTGGGGACATATCTACTACTTCTCTACCGTCAGTAATCTTCATGTAAGATTCTATTGCATCACGCCAGACGTCTGCCAAGGCTTTTCTATCACCTTTAACAAACTCCATTTCCTTCTTAAACTTCTCATCGCTCATCAGACCTCGAAGTGTACGTTCGACTACCTCGTCAGTTGTGCCACCTTCTCTTGCTATACGTTCACGTTCTACATTAGTTGTAACACCACCTGTAGATCCGTCTTCAGATCCCCAGTCAGTACGTGTACGCTTTAGCTGATCTCTAGCTTGACCTACGTCAACCTCTGATGTGTGAGCACCCTGATGTCTTTGAGCTATTGGTGCGTTCTTTTCGGCACGAAACTGAGCATCGCCTTTACGGATCTGTGCTAGGGCAGCTGTAGTTGTCTGATTTTCTATACTAGCATTACGCTGTATTATCTGTCTTTTAACTGCACTACTACCACCGCCTATTAACTGTGCTGCTCCGTCAAATATTAAGCCTATACCCATACCTTCGACGATGTTTTTAAATTTCATCATCATAGGATGGTCAGTATCTTTTGTAGTTAGTGGTGTATCCATCCAACCATACTGTTTAGTTAAAGCACCAAGAGCATTGTGTCCGTCTGATTCTTTAGATATTAAGTCAGATATACCACCAATAGCCATAGCTCTGGTAATGGTTCCAAGTCCTAACATCTTAGCTGAAGCTGCTCCTAGTAACGGTATGCCAGCTGCGGCTGCACCTTTAGCTGCTAGTACTACACCAGCAGCCATGCTACCAAAATGTACAGTACCTCTCAGTAATTTACCCCACCATGTTTTAGTTATGATAGGGTCATCGTCATCTACAAATGGGTCCCAGTCGGGTCTATAGTAACCTTGCTGTTCCTTCTCTTCTTGCATCCGACCAGTTACAGCGTCAAATGTACGCTCTGCAAATGTAGTGCTGGAAGAAATAGTATCTTGTATACCACCAGTTAAAATAGACTGTCCTTCTTTAGCAAAAGCTTTGAGCCCCCACTGATCGTTGTTCGTTCTAGGATCTTCGGTTTGTTCTTTTTCAAACTCCTCTTCTTTTTGAACAGCTAGTTGTTGAGCTTCGTTGAGTTTATCTTGTTTAATAGATTCCTCTTCAAGCTGTTTTTCTATTTCTGCTGAAGACGTAAATCCCGTAGGATCATATTCTACATTAAATTCTTCCATAGTTATAAGTTTAGGTCAATAGCTTCCTTAGCAGCTGGACCGTAAAGTGTGTTTAATTTCATAAACGGTGGTATTTCATCAATTAGTTTTTCATACTGTTCAATCTGATCTTCCGTAAAATTCATCAGTCTTCTGTATGATGTATCAGCATTACCAAATGAGTGCTGATTGTTTGCTTTGTGGTAGAGTCTACTCATAAGTAACTTAGACTGTGCTACTTCATCAAAAGGTTTAGTAAAATCAATATCTCCTATATTAGAATTAAACACTTGTGTTAATGCAGTAGGAGTCATATCATATAGACCTATATTAGTATAACCATCTTGGACTAACTGAAATACTTCTTGTATAGTGTGTTCGGATAAAGGCTTGCCTAATGGTAACTCTGTAACATAGTTTCCGTCTGGACCTTTTATAGCATTTACTCCACCATTTTGCTCTTGATTCTTTGACAAAGCACCTAACATTTCGTTATACTTTTCACTGTTAGTTATACCATTTTCAGCTGCTTGTATAACTTTAGTAGCATTACTGTGATGATTTAACAGTGGACTGTCTAATACTTTAACATTTGTATTATACGTTAATTCTGGTATAGGTTTTATTCTATTAAGTACAACTAATCTATCATGAGCTAATTTTAGTGGACCTTTGTTCTTAAATCCTCTTGCTAGAATAGTCCACGTAGGATCTAGTTGATCAACTTTACCATTAAAATAATCCTCAGCATTTAATACTGGATCTTCTTCGCCTGCTAATAATTCTTTAGAATTTAAAGCTGCACCTTTGTTAGCATTATATAAGTCTGCTAATTTAGCAGATTTTATAATTTGATTATCTGAGATAATTTCACTAAGTACGTTATTAAAGTCACCGTTATTTATTGCTGTTTTAGTTTTTTCTCGTGCAAATTCTAGTGCATCATCTCGATCACCAGACTGTGCATATCTTTTATTATATTCTTTTTTAAAAAATTCACCAGCCGCATCATAAATGTCGCCTGATGTTTGAGTTCTCCACTGTCTGTCATCTGAGAATTTTTTTGGATTCATCTTCTGAGCTTGAATAGCAGCATACTCTTTAAAGTCGTCGGACAAAATGTTAAACTCAGGTCTGTCAAATTCAGACATTTCACCTTTGTCTAGTAGCTCTTCTGCTTGAGTTCTTAGCTCTTCATTACTAAATGTAGTTAGTATATCTCTCGGAACTTCTTGACCCTCTGCTTGTAATCCTTTAATATATGCAATTTTTTGTAGTTCTGCTTCTTTGTTGTTTTCTTCATTTCTATTTATAAAAGCCTGTGCTATTCTGTTAGCATTTTTAGGTTGTATATCATAGTAGTTAGATAGTTTACTCGTACCTTTGTGTTGGTCAGCTACAAACTTATCATGATATAATATGTATTCTATTGCTTGCTCAGAAAACTGATCCTGATTTATACCTCGTATAATCATATCAGCCCACAGCTTGTTAGCTTCTTGCCTTGGATTAGGATGACCCGACGCTTGAAGTATGGATGTTTTATTTGCTATAAAACCAGCTTTACTATATACACTGCTTATTGTGTAATTAACATTAGGGTTATTCCAAGCTTCAGCTGCTACGTTAATAGCATTAGTATAGTTCTGATCAGCTGTGTTACTACGTAACTTATTAACAGCATTATTTTCTACATCAAAAGATTGTCCAGCCCATGACTTTGAAGTTGTATCAAAGCTAGGCATAAAGTTATTAATGACTTGGCTTTCAGTCATCTTAGGATTAGCTTTAGCAAACATAGCTACAAAGTTAGCCCCTGCAACTTTCATCCACTGCTGCTTTTCTGAAAATGTTAGGTCTGCATATAACTTATTGTTGTAAGTTAAACTGCCCTTAGCTATGTCTAAATATATAGGCCAGTAAGTCTGCATGCTTTTTGATGCGTGCCTACCATTTAAAAACTCTTCAGCTGTTATAGTTTTTTTAAAATCAAGTAGCTGATTACCTGAGACAACTTCATTAGTCTCTGGATCTTTACCAGTAGTTTCGATTCTTGCTATTGCTACATCTTCATCATTTTTAAGTTCACCTTCTACTTGTTCAATGTTTTTTTCAACAGTAGCATAAGTCCCACGTTTCTCAGGATCTCTATATATAGCTTGTAATTCTTCAAAAGCTTTTTGATCTTCTGCGTACTCCTGACGTTGTGCTAAAAATTGTTTACCAG